ACGAGATGAAAGCTCACCAACCCAAGCGGCTCCGATTTCGTCATCATCCAGGATACACTCGTAAGCGTTTGTCCCGATAGAAACAACAGAAGCCAATGAACGAACAGGTGATGTATCGAAAGCACGAGTTTTAAACATATTGTCCATGAAAGGCGTCACAGTGTAACCACCATCGGGGTCGATAACAGAAGACATGGCTTTGACTTCCTCAGCACCAAGGCCGTCTAGTCGTTTGATGTCGCCACCTTTAAGGGCAACTCTCAAGCCTTGCTCAAAAGCTTTCTTGTCAAAGGCAACGCCGTTTTCCTTGGCTTCCTCTTCAGCACCCGCGCCCATGCGTTGCACAGCAGCAGATAGCTTTTTCATTTCGTCTTTTGAATCAAGTTGTTCATTCAACTTGCTTTCGATAGTAGCGAGCTGCTCTTTAATTTCAGCTTGGCCACCTTCGTTTTTCTCGACTTTAGCGCGCAAAGCATCGTTTGCTTTTCGCTCGTCTTGGATCAATTGACCGATATCCTCGATCATCTTTTTTTCGTCACTCACGGGATGTTATCCTTTTAAAATGGACTGTAGATTTTTAAGGGCATCAAGAACCTCCGAATTATCGACAGCTTTTTCATCACGAGAAAGCGCATCATGACCGCCGCTAATAATAGCCTTGGCCTGTTTCGTCGAAGCTCCAACATCCCGTAAAAGCTTCTCTAGTTCTCTCTTCGTTGGGATATCGCCGCCCCAACTGCGGTCAGATTTGACGCTCGTCACGGATGCTTTAGGCTCCATGCTCCACGGTGCTATGGATACTTCCATTAGCTGAATCTCTTTAAGGATGCGGATATTGCCGCCATCCATTTGTTCTTGAATCTCGTAGTCTTTGGCTCGGTAGCCAATCGATAGGCCCTTCACGCTATTTGACTTCAATATATTGTACGCTTTCACGGCGCTTTCAATGCGCTCATCAGCTTTAACCCAGAGACGGCCCTCAACATAAAGTCCCTTCTCGTCCTCCACCATCTTAGTCCACTCGCCTATCACCTCTTCTGAGTCGTGATAGAACAGCATTTGAGGCATCATTCCCTTGGCGGCCCACTCTGCTAGAGTCTTGGAATAAGCGCCTGATTGGATCTGATCGCCCCCAAGATCCACCGAGTTCCACACCGAAGCATAGCCCGACAGAGTGCCCATAGCGTTATTCTCGTCGCCGAGTTTAACCTCTATGAGTTCACAATTGAAGCGCTTAGTTTCGTTCATATGATTCATTTTAGTGAGTGTTTGTTCAATGGCAAACTAGAACTGTGTCCCGTAAGCTATAGCATCAAAGACCGCCCCATCGTCCATAACCTCTTTGCCGGAAAGAGGCTGGTATCGTATGGGATTTGTGTCCCATCCGTTCCAGTTAGTCATTAGGCAATCGTTCCCGTCTTGATGTCGATCTGTTGCCTGGGCCAAGTCTGTTTCTTGCCGCCTAGCTCAACTTGCACCTCAACCCAACCCGTCTGTGGAGTGAGTGGCGAGGTTGTCGCGTTTGGAATCTCAACCACCACAACACCGTTCGCCCAATCCGCGCCCGTTGCCCCACTGTCCAGAACTACCGGGGAGACGACAACCGAAGGCGATAAGCTGTTGCTATCAACTATGGACGCTTTGATCTCGGTCGCTGTTGATACGTCATAAGCTGAACCGTCTCTTTTCAGAGTGATAATAATATCCCAATCGTCACCTGTAAAAACTGTCAGCATGATATAGAAGCGCTCAATGTTGTAGTCGATGCCTCAAGTTCTCGCGAGACATTAGAGCTAATTATAGTCGATGTGTTCGCCTCGTACACCTCGCCGTCATCGTTTGAGCTTATGCTCTCGATGTCTGCGAAGAGTTGAAGCCCTAAGACGTTTAGACGCTCCTGAGCGCTAAGTAGGTGCGTCGATGCTGTCGAGCCATCTGGCGCGGTGCTGATCGACTGAAGGATGTCACCCGCCGTCATAGATTTTTACTCCAAACGGCATCAGCATTCTCGCTTGCTGTTGGCACACTGTCCGGCAAGGCATCAACGCTTGTTTGTGTGGCTCGGCTTGATACAGTGGTGTCTAGGTTCGTCGTTACTGCTGTTTCTATGGTGTCCACGTTTGTTTGCGCGGATCGGCTTGATACTGTCTCGTCTAAATTAGCGTCAATGGTCGCTTTCATATCCGTGATGTCAGAACTTGAGGTTAGAAACACCTTACCGGAATCGTTATCTATGCCGTACCCGCCCGAGGAAGGGTATTCAATCCACGTTGCGGAGTCATCGCGGTATAGCCTAAAGTCTGTATCTGTCATTTGAAGCTGACGGCTAGACGTATTGTCCACCGTCAAATCAACAATAGATGTCTGAATCTTAGCATTTGCGGCATCTTCAAGCATGATGCCCGCGAAAAATGATCTGATTCCTTCTGTTGTTGTTCCTGCGTAATAATACCAAGCGACTAGACGTTTTTTTGTCGTCTGCCCGTCCAAGTCGTTAGCGTCAACTTGAACATTCGTTCCGTCCAGACTGTACTCTGTGACCGTTGAACCATCAATTCCTATTGTCGCATAGGCCGCGAGCGTTTGCTGATCTGCAATGACATTCCAACCAGAGTCAGAAGCCAAGGCATTAACTGAAAACCAATCACAAGCGGTTGCACCACTCTGACAAGTAAGTCTCACCCTAATAGTGTCGCCTTCCGTGTATCCTGTGCCCTCGTTATAGTACGCGCTGTAGCTTGTGCCTGCTACGACCTCATTAACGACCTCGGTTGCTGTGGTCACATTGTAGGCTTGGAGCCTTGAGCCTGCGACGATGCCTGTAATACTAACTGACCTCGTTGCCGTGGTTCCGCTTGCATCGGTGTAGGTTCCTAAGATAGACGCGCCATTAGCTAGGGTGATGTTGCCCGTCGTGGTCAAGTCACCAGTAAAGACCGTAGCTTTAATTGTGATTATGTTACCAACTAGGGCGAACGCGATTCCTGCCGTGGCGTCAATGGTTAGATCATAGGCTCCTAGATCAATGGATGATCCACTCCTTGAGACGATGGTAGATGTTTCACCTGCGTAATTGTCGTACAGGTAGGCTTTTGCTCTGTCGTAAAACTTTTCTGGTGTTTCAAGAGTAGTATAAGCATCAACAGTTGCTTTTGTTGCTTCAGTTATAGACAGGTCAGGAACTAATTTGACCTTTTCTGAAAGAGTTCCTAAGCCGACTAAATTGGGGTTGTATGTGGATATCCCCTCGTTATACCCTATGACCCTAAAATTAATTGTTCCATAAGAGTCAGTTGAACTAGCTGCGATTGTCCTGTCATCAACGACTATATCGGCAGTTCCCCCCTCTAGAAGCCTTGCTATCTCTATATAGACGTTGTCTGATATGTTTCCAGTCTGATTTATACCAGAATAAACTTTGTCTGCTGTGTCATCTTGTGATCCGTCCACCGCAAACATTGGCCCCACTCCACGACTACCATTGTCCACATCAATAGCATAGTAAGAATAGTTAATTGCTGAGCCAGACAGATCCGTTATCTCTATGCCTAGCTGCCTTCTATTTAAAGAGTACAGGTTTCTCCCTCCTTGAGCACCGTAGTTCAACCTTCTACTTGTGTTCTGGGTAGTTATATCCTCGGCATTAGCGGCTGAGTCAGTTGAGGAATAGATGTCTGCTGATGCAATGTTCTCGGTGACATTGAAGTTTTCAAGTGTTAGCTCTGGAAAAGGACTGTTGTAAGTCTGGAATTGACCAGTGAGAAACGTAAACTTTGCGTTATTCCAGCCAGAAGTTGTGAATATACGAGCTGGGGCGCTAATACCATCTAGGATTAAGTCATTAAAGTTTATATTGGCGTCTCCGCCAGTAGTTGTAGTCGTCACTCGGAACTGCATTTGATCTGTAACTGCGGTATTAAAGAAGGTTCCTTTATCGACAGTGATGGTCGATCCTTGATTAGCTCTAAAAGTGGAGCCAGTACGCACAATCCCACCCCTCCAGTTTAATGTGCCTCCATTCTTAACCACGCCACCGAAGTACCCGAAAAAGTTAGTTCCCTCCGCTGTAAAGTTGATACCCACTCCTTGAGAGTAGACGGTTTGCCCATTACCTGTCTTAGTAACTCCTAGGTTTAGAGTACCTCCACTACTTACAATTAAAGGATTGTCGGTTGTGTGTGTCGTAGCGGCTTTCTCTAGAACTAACTGCTCAACATCTGGGTCTATAGTTAGAGTGCCCGTTATATCCAATCTGGTAGAAGTATCAATTTGATATATTCTGTAGCCAGATTGCTTAGCCGATGGGTCACTAGTAGTAGTAGCAACTCCCGTCAATCCACTCAATCCGCTTAAATTGGTATCTGTTCCTGTTTGGGTAATTACGCCTCCGCTTTCTGAAAAACTCATTAATCGCTATTCCTCTGACTTTCTGGCACAAGCTCCTCTGGAATGAACGCGTAAGAACAGCGACAGTTCACGAGGTTGCCAACACTGGCCCGCCTGTCGTGTGGGTATCTCATGTCGTCACGGCCCACTTTGAACGTAGATTCCTTGGGGACGATTGCGTTGTCCATTTTCCGATGAACGTCACGAGTCCTTGAACCTCCGACAGCATGCCACTTCTTGTAGAGTGGCCCGTCTTCAACCTCATCCCATAGGCTTTCAGTGTATGATGCTTGGCCTTCACTGATCGCGGCCCCTGCTTCGGTTCGTGCTATCATGTCGGACTTCCAGGGCGCCATTTGCTTGGATCGATCCCTGATTGCCTTCGCAATGTCAGCAGGAGATAGGTTTTCAGCGGCTTGCACTCGTATCTCGTCAACGATGTCGGCAACAAACGTTTCCGCTATGATCTTGGATTGCTTGAAAGCCTCCTCAGTGAACGACCGTTGAATCTCCTCCCACACGACACCCAAATCCTCATCCTCGGCCTTTGTCTCTACCTTGCCGCCGAATGCTTTGCCTGCTTTCTTGGCCATTGCTAGAAGCGTGTCATTCACGCGTTTAAAGACCTCATCTAGAGCCTTGGCCATTGGTGCGGCTACTTCATCCTTAAACGCCGTGATGCGATCAGAACCGCCCACTTCGTACAGTTCAGCCGTCACATCACTCATCTCAATGTAGGCGCGTTTCAGCTTCGGTTGTGCCCATCGCTCAATGAACGCCCTTCGACGCTCCATGATGGCAGCCTGTCGTCTTGCTTCGGCTTCAGTCTTTGCGATCATAGAACCAATCCAAAGCCTTTTGTTCCGCTTCAGCTCGTGGCATCCCTGCCCTCATGAGCGACTTAGCCACCTCTTCGGCTTGTTCCTCGCCATCACCAAAGACATCCATTCCAAGCGGCAATTTACTAGGGTCCGTCATCACAACGTCAGCTTCTGGCTCATCAACCGGAGCCTTACCGAATGCCTCGCGGATCTCATTGATCGTAAAGACACCCGCTTGGATCATCTCTGATCTGAATGCAGAACGATCACTCTCTAGGGCGTCGATGTCGGACTTGCTCCATCCAATTGTTTGGCCGGGGAAGAATTCACCTAACCAGCGGTTCATCTCGGAACAGTAAAGCTCTAGCAGTGGGATGACAGCGAGATAGTAAAGCGCTTTGGTTGCCTGTTCGAAGTTCGCGTAAGTTTGCGAGCCCTCAACGCCGATGAGCTGAGTTGGAACCTTAAATACTTCACAGATTTCTTGTTTATTTAGTTTTGTTCCACCCAGCCACTCAGCGTCTTTTAAGCTTGAAGCCATCGAGGTATAAGTCATCTCAACACCCATCACGCCGGTTTTGTTCCCAGCGTTTCTTGGCCCACTGAATCGTTCAGTGAGCTTGCGTTGTAGCGTTTGGGATTGCTTCTGGTCGAGCGTATTTGATCCTTTTGGGCTCAACAAGCCATCAAGAACACCGCCGTTTTTCACCTGATTGAATCGCCACTTGAGAGAAGCGTTGTGTGTGTCTGCCGCCATCGCACCGGGGGCCATTGGTGACAGGCCAAACGTTGAATCATTAGGATCAGGATTGAAGCGTCTCCAATGTAGGATGTCGGATTCTCCGGTAATCGGGTTCACTTCCCACTCTTTAGCGCCGTTCATGTTCTTGCGCCAAGTGTAGCGAGCGGGCATCCTCGAACCTTTCACGCGCCCAATGCTGAACTCATAAGGCTGCCAGTTCCATAGCTCAGTAGGCATCCCACCGGCCATGATCTTTTCGGTGAAGCAATTGCCGGTCAACATGATCCACGATGCAGCGGCGGTTCTAAACTCGTCCCCTCCCTCATCAGGATTTGGACGCTCGAGAAGCTCAACAAGTGGCCCCTCTGTGATCTCTTCGCCCTCTTCGTCATAGACTTTGAGTGGCACTCTAGCAAACGAAGTCGCAATCAAATCGATACACGCGAACACGGTAGGGTTCTGCATGTACCCTTCTTTGGCGTAACTCTTCAAGTCCTCAATGGCCGTTGAATGGTCCTTGCCGACCAATAGTTGAGCCTGACCCACAGAGGCTTTGGCTTCAGTTGGCTGTTTTAAGAAGTTGAATATTCCCATATTTCCTATTTTACTGCCATCCCGTTTTCTCGCAACGCCTCCGCTTGTGCCCTAGATTTGCTCGCCTCAAGTTCACTATCGAAGCTTCCAAGGTGCGTCCTTTTCTTTCCAACATAGATATACGCCATCCACTTCTTGTCTCTTCTGCTCCATGACACGCCAACAAATGATGATGTCTTATTCTCGGCTCTTCTCCTTCTGCTCTCCATGCATGACGCCTCAGTAGCAACCCTGTACGCCTCATGAGCGCTGACCTCATCTCTAAATAACCCGATATAGAAATGCTTCGACCCAAATGTTTTTTGCGCCATCCAACTCTTCCCGTCCTCATGTTTAGTCACTCCAGCAAGGCTGGATTTCGCATCAGTCTTGAGCGCACAGCTCTTGCCTCGAACTGTGTTATCCCTATGCGTTATGTACTGTAGATTCTCGGCTCGGTTATCGCTACGATCTCCATTTTTGTGGTCCGTGACAAATCCCATAGGCCTCGCCCCAATAAAAGCCTCCGCCACCAAGCGATGTACCTTTGGTGACTTAATCTTGCCGCCAACCCTCAGCCCCACCATTACATACCCATCGCTTCTCAATTGCAGGCTACGTACGCCGTGTGGCGACCTCACTCGCCCAATAGAGCTGACCTGATACGAAACATCATATCCAGTTACATCTTTCCAAATTTCACTCATTCCAAATCCTCCAACCTCAGGGCAAAAACTAAGCCCCCGTTGTGAGGTTACAACTTGCCAAGGGGGATCAATCCCGAGGTGGGGCCAGTGAAGCTATTTTACTAGCGTTGTGTTTAGATGCAAATGCCGACCTCATTGCCGTTTATCATCAACTCAGTGGCCGCCCAAACAAGAGCATCAAGTTTATCCGGTGATTTCATATCAGCACCGGGAACCCATGACATCATTTGATCTTCAAGCTCATCAAGTCCGGCCTCATGCTGAACAAGTCCCTTCTCATAAAGATGACTGATAGGCTCGGCCCTTATGTGCTTTCCCCGTGAAGCTCTAACGCTCTTGACGTTCATCGAGCTATCTTGACTCGACAGAATGGCTTCAACCATTTCGCCCCCGTAGTTGACCTCGCAAACAACGGCATCCGCGCGGTATTGGTGATAAAGATCAGCCACAACACCGGCCCACTCAGCAGGGCTATAGCGCCCCGACCGATCAGCCAAAACAACCATCCCCTCTCCACGTTCAGCGCAGACAACGATGCCCGTCTCATCACTATCTTTCTTGGATGATCCGGCGGGGTCAACACCAACCACGATACGGCCCGTCTCGCCTTCAAGCTCTTTCCTAGTACTTTCAATCATCTCCCAGGACCACAACGCGCCCTCGATGTCACTTGTGAACTCACCATAGAGAAAGCGCTGCCTCATCCGTTCGGGCAATGCCTCAAGCCTGTCGATGTATGATGCTGGCAGGTTCTCTCTAACGTCAATAGGGTTAATTCTGAATGAAGCTCTACCTTTTACTTTGTCCTGCATATATCGTCTAAAAGTCCAGTGGGATTTATTGCCCGGGTTCATATCTAGCAAAAGCAGATGTCGTCCGTCTATCTTCTGTCTCAACCTAGAGGCTATCAATTCTATATCATTCTCTTCAAAGAACTCAGAAGCTTCATTTATGTAAACAGTAGCCACCTCCAACCCAAGAACCTTTTCGACCCGCTCTTTATCATCCGCGCCCGCGAAAATTATCTCACTCCCATTATCAAAATTGATCGACCACGTTCCGCCGGATCTGTTTAATGTCAATTGCTCCCACAGTCCGGGCCATTCCATTTCCGCATGCTCTTTTGCTGAGTTCCACAGAGTATTTTTGATGTGTTCAAACCGTTTTCTAAAACAAATCTGCCGCGACCCTTTAAGTAAAAACGCCCGTTTAAAGAGGACGTTTAGCATAAAGTGCGATTTTCCACTCCCCGCTCCCCCCATAAGCATAAGTTCTGAGTTTACCGCCAGTTTCTTTTTTATTTTATGGTGTATTGGCAGCCACTTAGCCGGCATCGATCCACCCCCAATTCCGGCCCTCTTTTATTTTATACGCTGTCGGGAGCGGTATGCCACAAGCAACGGCCGCTTCTTTTATAGAGCCTCGCCTATTGTTACTATTTA